ATCTATGCTCATGGGTGCTGCAAGTGGTAGCATTAAGACAGTTATAAAGAACGTAGACGATTATTTATTGAGACCTTTAGGTGAAGGTTTCTTTAGATTTAATATGCAATTTGATTTTGACCCAAAGATAAAGGGAGATTTAGAGGTACGAGCTAGAGGTACAGAAAGTTTAATGGCTAATGAAGTACGTAGTCAACGACTTATGCAATTCTTATCTATAGCAAGCAGTCCTGCTCTAGCTCCTTTTGCTAAGTTTCAATATATCATTAGAGAGATTGCAAAGTCAATGGAACTAGACCCCGACAAAGTAACCAACAATATGGATGAAGCCGCCCTACAAGCAGAGATAATGAAAGGTTTTCAAGCCCAACAGCCCGAACAGGAAGCTCCTGTAGCAGGTGCTGACGCTATGGACACCTCTGGTGCAGGTGGCGGTAATATAGGTGTAGGACAAGCTCCTGTGCCAAATGAACAAGGATTTACAGGAAATGTCGGACAATCACCAAGACCGCAACCAAATACTCAGCAAGCTCAAGCCGATGGTCAACAACAACCACCAATGGAAAGCATTCAATAGCTATATTGATTATCTAATAAGTCATCATCAAAAGTCGTTAGAACAATCGGATAATGCTATACTCATACATCGGTCACAAGGGTCGGTGTCAGCTTTACGAAAGCTAAAATATTTAAGGGATGAAATAAATGGCAATTAATCAACAAATGGAAATGGCTTTTATGCAAGAGCAGGGGGGATTGAAAGACCAAGGAGGTAGCAAAGACCCAGTATCAGGTAATGATGTTCCTATTGGTTCGCTAAAAGAAGAAGTAAGAGATGATGTACCTGCTATGTTAAGCGAAGGTGAGTTTGTATTTCCTGCCGATGTAACTCGTTACTACGGTCTTGATACATTAATGAAGATGCGACAAAAGGCAAAACAGGGTTTAAAGGTTATGGAAGCTATGGGTCAGATGGGTAATTCTGAAGAAGCTACGATACCTGATGACATACCATTTGATATGGATGATTTAGAGTTAGCAGAAGGTGGTGTAGTAAAAGCACAGCAAGGTACATATATGCCGCCAAATTTTAATCCACCATCAGCAACGGTTATGCCCGGTTTTAACAGAGCTACAGCTATGACACCTTTAAATGTAGGCACAGCTAATAATACAGGATATGTTGCTCCTCCCATAGCAGATACAACCCCTGTAAACTTTGAAGATTTAGTTGGAGGTGAAGCAGGGTATGATGAGATAAGAAAGTATATAAATGATGTTGGTGCTATTATGCAGATACCATTTAAAGGTGGTAAGCCTATGATACCCATTCCTGCAGGATTTAAACCTGCGGATGAGTCAGCAGTTACTACGGAAACACCAAGCGTACAATATTCAACAGTGCAAGCACCAACCACCTCAGACGATAGTGGTTCAACAACTGTGCCATCAGCAGAAGTTCAAAGACAAATAGATGATAGAGATGTAGAAGCTGCAATAACTAGAGAAGCAGAAACACCTAGAGGTGCTAGAGCAATTGAAACAGATGACTTTAGAAATTATTTAGCACAAAGAAGTCCTGCAGGAAGTATGGGTAAAGATTATGCAACCGAATCACGAATGGGTGAGGGTTTTGCAGATATTCCTATGGGATTTGCAAAAGACACTTCATCAGGTTTTACAGGTAAAGCAGGAGACTTTGTTGATAGAGCAGCAGGTAAGCTATTAGGTCCTTTAGCTAGACAGAGTGATAGAGCCATACGTAGAGAAGCAGCTAGAAAGTTAGATAAAGGATTATATGCGAGTCCTGACGAGTATAATGTATTACGTAATATCATAGACTTAGAGCCACAGAAACCTAGACTAGGTTCTTTGTTTACAGATACTGGTGATGATAAAGACCTCATAGAGTCTGCAAAAAAGGGTAAATACGAACAAGCAAAAGCGGATGCACATGCGGCTAAAAAAGAAGAGTTTACTAAAAACTTAGAAGAAGAAAGAGCAAATAATCCGTTTAGTAGAACAGGAACTCCTAACCAAGACCAAGCTACAATATTAAATGATTTAGACGTGCAACGTAAAGGTGGATACTCAAACATGTCTGGTTCTGAAGTGGAAGAGCAACAAAGAAAAAATGAAGACAGAAGGAGAAGAGCAGCAGCTATGGATGCTCAGATGGAAAGGGAAAATGAAAGACGTGCAGAAAATAGAATGAATAATGATGATAATTCTAGTAATGATACAGGTGGTAGTGATTTTTCAGAACCTACAGCAGGGGGTGACAGCACACATTGTTGCACAGCATCGTACAAACGTAAGGGTATGACCATATCTCAAGTAAAAGAACTTAGACGTTGGCATAGAAAACAATCACAAATATGGCAAGAAGGATATGATGTGTGGGGTAAGTACATAGCAGATAAGCTTGTGGCTAAGTCCGATTGGTCTGCATCTGTGGTAGAGTCTGTATATAAACTAATTATAAAAAAGAAGTTGACACTAAAAGGATTGTATGGTATAATGGTTATATCTTCAGGTGTCTATCCAATAGGTTTATTTAAAAGGATAACAAGATATGGAAGAATTTTTCAATCAACTTAGAGAACGGTATTTAGCTTTACCCGAAGAAGAAAAAGATGTAATACGTTCTTTAATGGGTACAGAGCAAGGTAGAGTTCTAGGTAAGATACTAGGTCCTGAAATAGCAGGGCAAATAAACTTACGTAGACCTGCACAAGCTGTACCACAAAGACGTGGTTTAGGAACACGATAAACTTTCTAATATCTAGCTACTCATCCCCCGACATGGCTACGATGACCCTAGTAAGGAGAATACTATGAGCGATGCAATAATTGCAGAAGAAATGAAATCACCCGCAAAAAAAGCTTTTGTGTCTAAACCATATACACAAGAAGAAAGACGCGAGCGTGATGAGAAAGAACTTGAAGCATTAATTAAAGAGCAACAAGGTGAAACAAAAGAAGCATCTGAAGAAGAAAAGATTGATGCAGAAGAACCTAAAAATGCAGAAGAGAAAACCTTTAAGAAAAGATATTCTGATTTAAGAAGACATCAGCAAAAACAAGCTGAAGAGTTTAAAACAGAAATAGAGAATATTAAACGACAGTTAAGCGAAGCTACTAAGAAAGAAATGAAACTGCCTAAGTCCGAAGAGGAAATAGAAGAGTGGACAAAGGAATATCCAGATGTAGCAGGTATAGTAGAAACTATAGCCACTAAAAAAGCTAAAGAACAATCTCTTGCACTAGAAGATAGAATTAAAGCTATTGACGAAATGCAGATGTCAGCGTCAAAAGAAAAAGCAGAAGTAGAGCTTATGAAGCTACATCCTGATTTTGATGACATTAGAGATAGTGATTCTTTTCACGAGTGGGCAGATGACCAACCAAAGTGGGTAAAGGATGCACTATACGATAATGAAACAGACGCAAGGTCTGCAGGACGTGCTATTGACTTATATAAAGCTGACATGGGTATATCTGCTAAAAAACCTAAAACAAGTAAAGATGCAGCTAAATCTGTAGATACAAAGACTAGCCGAAGCAAACCTCAAGAGGATGCTACTGCTTCTTATTTAAAAGAATCTACAGTACAAAAAATGTCTGCGATGGAATATGAGAAACAATCGGATGCGATTATGGAAGCTATTCGCTCTGGTAAATTTATTTACGATGTGTCTGGTTCTGCTAGATGAGCATAATATATAAACCACAAAAAGAGATGGAGCTGTTTGCTCCGTTTGGACCTACTATGGGATATTTTCGTATGCCATACGAGTTGGTTGAAAAGTTAAATAGTAAAATGTCTGATAAGTTAAAATCTTATGCAGACAATCTGGTTGGTAAAGTATCTGAAGAGTTGGCTTTTGACGAAGAGATACTTGCAATAGCACAAAAGGGATTAGGACAGTTTGTAGGTCAGTATCAAGCCTATACAGATTTTCGTAATTCTATGGGTGTTAAAAAACCTGACACAGATAAATTTGACTATGGATTACAAATAGTATCTGGTTGGTTTGTGCGTCAATTTGAAAATGAGTACAACCCATTACATATTCACACAGGTTCTCGATTGTCTTGTGTGGGATATTTAAAACTACCAGAAGGAATAGAAAAGGAGTGGGAAGAAGACTATAAAGACCACCATCCTGCGAATGGACATATACAATTTGCACATGGAACATCTGCAGGATATACAGCTACTAATTTTGTTGTTAAACCTAAAGTTGGTGACTTTTATGTATTTCCATCACACCTTTTCCATTGCGTTTATCCTTTTTACACGAAAGGAGAACGTAGGTCTTTCAGTATGAATATGAACTTTATTGAAATACCAAAGAAAAAAAGTGTTGACATATAGTTATTTATCAGTATAACTATAGTCATCTGTGTGATTATTGTCACACAATTACGGCAAACAATTAATTTTACGGATTACCTGAATAACACAGCCCACTGAAATTAAGAATCATGTAACTTAATATCTTTGCACCTGTAGTGAAACAGCCCCTTATATAAATTTTGTATGTTTAGCCTAGCCAAATATATAAATTATAGGAGGATATATCATGGCATTTAGTTCCGCAGCAGGTTATGGAAACCTGCCTAACGGTAATTTCTCGCCAGTAATTTATTCCAAACAAGTCCAAATGGCTTTTCGCAAAAACTCTGTTGTTGAAGCGATTACCAATTCGGATTACTTTGGTGAAATTGCAGCTATGGGAGATACTGTTAAAATTATCAAAGAGCCTGAAATAACGGTTAAAAGCTACACAAGAGGGGCAACTATTACTCCTCAAGATTTAGATGATGAGGATTTTTCTCTTATCGTTGACAAAGCAAATTATTTTGCATTTAAAGTTGATGATATTGAGGAAGCTCACAGTCATGTAAATTTTCAATCACTAGCAAGTGATAGAGCTGCTTACCGACTGGCTGACCAATTTGACCAAGAAGTTCTTGGTTATCTATCAGGATTTAAACAATCTGCATTGCATGGCACACCTAACGCAGCCAACACCACAGCAAGTGGTGACAAAGCTGTTTCAACTGCTGCCTCAAATGAACTGCTTGCAACTATGCAAGTAGACGCTGAAGACTTTAATGGCGGTACATCAGGTAACTCCATCGTGGTTGTACCACGAGCAGGTGGAGATAGCTTGAATACTACTACTGCTAAAGCTTCACCATTGTCTGTTATTGCAAGGATGTCAAGAAAACTTGACCAACAATTTGTGGACTCACAAGGACGTTGGCTTGTAATTGACCCAGTTTTTGCAGAACTTCTAAAGGATGAGGACTCACGACTAATGGACTCTGACTTTGGTGGTTCAGGACTGCAAAACGGTCTTGTCTTTAACAACATACACGGTTTTAAAGTGTATATGTCTAACAACTTACCTGCCGTAGGTAATGGACCTACTGGTGCAACATCCACTGGTAGCGCACACTACGGAGTTATTTGTGCAGGACATAGTTCAGCAGTTGCTTCTGCAGAGCAAATCAATAAAACCGAAACATACCGTGACCCTGACAGCTTTGCTGACAT